GGACACGGCCCAGAAGGAGCTCAAGAAACTGGCGGACGAGACCGGGATGTTTGACAGTATTTCCGAAGAGGAGATCGCGGCCAACGCCGGGAAAACCTACCAGGATGTGACCGCCCTGCGCGACCCGCTGGCTGGGATGGGGTATGGAGGAGAGGTATCTGCCCCTTTTGAGTCAATTGCACAGGACGCGGCAGTGATGGATTATCCTGGTCAGCCGAGAGAGAAAAACGGCCGTTTTTCCGAAGGAAAAATGTTGACTGAGGGAATCAAAAGTGGTAAGATTCCCCTCCTGGACAGAACCGTTGGAAGAAACCAAACTGTAACAGCAATGGGACAGGACGGCTCTATGGAACGGTATAAGCTGGCGCCGGGCAGTAAAATTACAGATGCGTACATCTTTGCGGGCGGGCCTGGACAGAAGCCAATAAGTGTAGCTCATTTTTTGGAGGGCAAAACAGGAATCCCAGCGTCACAGTGGAGGAAGGCACAAGGGCACGGAGTTGTGCTTAATGCTGGGGCCCAAAAGGGAGCTGTTCTCCATTGGTTCGAGGCAAATGGAGAGATGTATAGCGTAAAAGTGGTGAAATGGGAATGAAAGTCAGGTTTCTTGGCGAGAGCGACCCGCTTATGCTCATGCATGGAAAGGTATATGATGTGACAGCGGTAGAGAACGGATGGTACAGAATTGTAGACGAGGACAGCGAAGAGAATCCTTATGAGGACATCCCAAGCGGGTATCTCTATCCGCCGGAATTGTTCGAAATTGTGGAGGAATAAATGCCGTCACTGAACCGCACCCCCAATGAAAAGGAGCTAGAAAAGCTAGTCTCCATCTATCTAAGAGCGGAGACCGCCATCATCAACGAGATTGGGCGGCTTCGCTCCCAGGGTCTGGTGGATTACCACGCTGTGGCCGCCCTGGAGCGGGTGCAGGCCATCCTCCGGCAGATGGAATCAGACTGCTGGGAATACGTCCCAAAGATGATTGAAAAGCAGTTCTATGTCCGGGTGCCAGAGGCCCGGAAGGCCCTGGAGGTGCCGGAGACGGCGGCCAAGCACGCCGCAGGCTACGCCAACGCGGCCGTGCTCACGGGTGAGCAGCACGCCATTGTGGACCGGCTGGCGGCAAACTTGATGGGGGAGATAACCGACGCCTCCATGACTGTGATGGCTACCCTGCAATCCGCCCTGTTTGGCCGCGTGGAGCCGGACGTATACCGCCGGGTAGGGCTGGAACAGGTGGCGGCGCAGCAGGCCGCAGGACGCGGCGTGAACGCCTCGGTGCCCGCCTTTGTGCAGGCGCTCCGGCGGGAGGGCGTCCGGGCCTTTACCGACAAGGCGGGCCGGGACTGGAGCCTGCATACCTACTGCACGATGGTCTCCCGAACCACCTCCCGGCAGGCGGAGGTGCTGGCGGTGCTCACCGCGGACCCGGAGCACGACCTATACATGATATCCAGCCACGGCACTACCTGCGCCCTGTGCGCACCCTATGAGGGCCGGGTGTACTCCCGCAGCGGCACAGACCCGGACTTCCCGCCCCTGGCGGCGGCGTTCGGGAAGGTAGACCCGGCAGGGCCGGACACACTGGCAAACACCTGGCTGAACATACACCCCAACTGCCTCCATGTGCTGCTGCCCTGGACGGCGGCGGGCCGGACAGATGAGGAGATCCAAAAAATAAAGGATTTCTCCAACCCCCGCAAGAACCCGTTCAGCCGAGACCCGCGGTCGGAGAGCCAGATTGCGGCTTACCGCAAAAAAGAGCGGGCCCGGGCCCAATGGCTGGCGGATTACCGCCAGTGGGAGCGCTACCGGGTGACGCTGGGGGACCGGGTGCCCGGGAGATTTGAGACCTTCCTGCATCAGAAGCGGGAGGACGGAGAGCGGTACCGTCTGTGGCGATTGGATTACCGCAGGAGGGCCGAGCTTTTAGAGCATCCAGAGCGGGCACTTCCCGGAGCAGACAAAGCCAGCGCCGCAGACGCCAAATTTACAGGGTATTTTTTTAACCCGGAAAGCAGAGACGGGTATCCAAAGGGGGATGCATTTTCGTCCCGCTTAGGCTATAATAAAGACAACTGGGAAAAGATGCGGGAAGAAATTCTGGATGCAGCAACAAGGTATCCCTCTGTACTCAAACGGGAGGATGTTCATGGAAGGCGTTATGAACAGTTGGTTGTCCTGTATGGACGTAAAGGAAGCCCTGCGAATGTACTGCTTGCCTGGAATGTCAGACCGGATGGAACAACCCACTTTGTAACAGCTCATATGGAGAAGATATAAATGGCAAAATATCAGCAATATGAATCTGTTTTACTTAAGGATGGCCGGATCGCCACAATTGTGGAGGTCTATGAGCCGGGAGCCTATGATGCCGATATTGGGGATTCTCCCGAAGATTGGGCGACGGTTTATGGTATCACAGATGATGAGATTGAGCGGAAAGCGACCGAACAGGAGATGGATAGGAAGTACCGGGAATCCATGCGGCAGCTAAGGGAACAGGGAATTTTGGAGTGAAGGAAAATGACAGAGCAAGTGATACGGGCCATTGAGGCCGCGCTCAAGCGTGGACTGCGGGTGGAGTTGCTGCTGGACAAGGATGGAACCATCAAGGTGCAGACGGTATCCCGCAAGAAACTGAATATTGTTCCCACGCCCTGAATGGTGGGCGGGAAGAGCTGAATGGAGCTGACAGGAGAAATCCTGCCGGCTCCTTTTTTATTTGCAAAGTGAGGTGACGGCATGACCTATCTGGAACTGCTGCAAAGGGCACTGGCCGAGGAGATCGAGGCCACGCGGCTGTATCTGGCCTGTATGGCCCTGGCACCGCGGGAGGATCTGGGGGTGCTGCTGGAGATCAACAAGGACGAGACCGACCATGTGGCGCTGATTTCCTCCCTGATCTCCCGGCAGACCGGCCGGGACGCGGACTATGCCGCAATGGTGCCGGGGGTGGACTGATGGCGGTTGCGTACTATGGCTCCCATATCTCGGAGCACCTGGTCAAGACGCCGGAGGGATACCTGATCTGCTACGATGTGCCGATCAACCGGACCGGCACGCAGATGTATACGGCGGGAGAACTGGGGCTGGAAGGAGAACCGGAGCGGCCAGTGACCGTCTACCGCCTGGAGGAGGACGTGTTCTCTCCGGCGGCGCTGGCCAGCCTGGAGGGAAAGGACATCACCAGGGGGCACCCGGCGGAGATGCTGGCTGCGGAGAACCAGGCTTCCTACTCCAAGGGGCACCTGGAGCATGTGCGCCGGGATGGGGACAACACCGTGGCCGACCTGATTATCAAGGACCCCGGACTGGCTTCCGACGTGGAAAGCGGCGTGCTGAGGGAGGTCTCCTGCGGCTATTATTGCAGGTTTGAACCATACCTGGACGGATACCGGCAGACAAACCTGGTGGGCAATCACGTGGCGGTTGTGCCGAGAGGCAGGGCGGGCCACAGTGTTGCAATAAAAGACCACGCCGCCGGAAAGGCGGAGAAAGGACTGAAACGAATGAAAAAAGAGACCAAAGAGGCGCTCTACCGGTTCTTCGGCCTGGCGGCAAATGACGCTGCACCGGAGGAGCTGGAGCAGTTGACCCGCGATGTGAGTACGGTCGCCACTGCGCTGGACGCCGATCCCGCCGCAAAGGCGCCGGAGGCGGAACCCGCTGGTGATGCAGCCCAGGCTTCTGACGAGATGGTGGAGCGCGCCCCCAAGGGCGACGACATCGGGAGCAAGCTGGACCGCATTCTGGAGATGCTGGAGGCGAAGGCCCGGGGAGGCCGGGGAGAGCGCCCCCTCCACGATGAAGAGGACCTGGACGACCTGATTGAGAAGCTGGCCGGAGAGGAGACGGTGGCGAAGGAGAAGGCGGTCACTATCCCCGCCGAAGAAATGGCGGACCAGTTGATGGAGCCCGGTACACGGGATGCGGCTGTGGCCCTGCTCAAGAAGGTGCGCCCCGCTGTGGCGGCCATCCAGAACCGGGCCGAGCGCGCCCGCGTGGTGGATGCGCTGCTCTCCACCATCCAGGGTCCCGATGTGATGAGCGGGATTGTTCAGGCCGCCCGGGACAGCGCACAGAAGGCCGCCGACACGGCCAGGCGCACCAGCTATGAGACTGCCTGCGCCGAGGCGCAGGCCGCCTATGCAGCCCGTAATCCCCACAAGGCGGGGAAGGAGGGGGAATGATGCCCCTTCGTCCTCAGACCATTGGCCGGGATATGTCCCATGGCTTTTCCGGCAGCTATGCCAGACAGCCGGATATGATCGTCACCACCGCCACTTTGGGCGGAGCGGAGGACATACCCTTCGGGATGCCCCTGGTACGGGGGCAGAAGGGCGAGGTGATCCCCATGGGGGCTGGAAACACTGGAAACCAGTTCATCGGCGTGGCCGGCCGGGAGGTCAAGTCCGCGTCCGAGTTTTACAGCCAGAATGAGGGGCGGTACGGCCCGGGAGAACCAGTCTCCGTATTCCAGCGAGGGTGCATCAACGTAAGGTGCCGGAAGGGCGCTCCGGCGGTGGATGGAACAGTCTATGTCCGGGTAACTGCCAGCGGAGGCTATCAGCCGGGCGACTTCGAGGCGGAGGCGGACGGGGAAAACACTGTGGCGCTGGTCAACGCCCAGTGGGGCGGCCCGGCGGACGGGAATGGCGTGGCCGAGCTGCGCATTGCCTATGTGGGGCCAGTGCCCGCAGCGCAGGGCACTGCGGGGCCTCAGGGCCCCAAAGGGGACCCCGGCCCACAGGGGGAACCGGGACCGCAAGGGGAAACTGGGCCGCAGGGGCCCGCAGGACCGGAAGGCCCCAAAGGGCCAAAGGGTGACCAGGGGCCGGCCGGGCCGTCGTATACACTGCCCGCTGCCGCCGCAGCCACCCTCGGAGGCGTGAAGCAGATGGCCGCCATTGCGGACCTGAGCGCAGCCCCCACGCAGCAGGATTTCAACAACCTATTGGCCGCGCTCCGCACCGCGGGGATGCTGGCTACATCGTAAGGAGTGAATATTATGGGACTCAACCCCCAGGTGATCGGCAAGGAAATGCCCCACGGGTTTGCGGGCTGTTACGCCCGGCAGCCTGACATGATTGTAAACACGCGCCCCGCCGGAGGCGGCGCGCCCATTCCCTTCGGCACGCCGCTGAAATACGACGGAGCAGAGGTAGTCCCCATGGGAGCAGCCGCAACCGCGGCCCAGTTTGTGGGCGTGGCTGGAGCTGAGATCAAGAGCGCGCTCACCTATCTAGACCAGAGTCAGGGCCAGTATGCCCCTGGCGAGCCGGTGAGCGTCTTCCAGCGCGGGGCCATCAATGTGAAGTGCCAGCGCGGCACTCCCGCTCTGGGCGGCGGGGTCTATGTCCGCATCACCGCTAACGGCAGCTTTTCCACCGCCGCTGTGGGAGGCTTTGAGGCAGAGGACGACAGCGGCAAGGTGGTGCAGCTCACCAATTGCCAGTGGGCAGGGCCCGCCGATGCCAACGGTGTCGCGGAGCTGCGTATCCTGACCATGAACAACGCCTGATAGGAGGGACATAGAATGAGCTTTCAGAATGTAGGAACCTACAATGCGGGGGTGTTTACCCCCAAGGCGGCCGGTCCCGCCCCCGTGGGCGGCGTGCCCGTCATGGACGCCGACGGCATCGCCTCTGGGGGTGCCTTTCTAGTGAGTGAGCTGGAGAAGCGCGACCCCCTGATCCGCAAGCCACTGACCAGCTTTACCTATCCCAGGGACATCGTAATCCAGACCGGCGGCGGCTGGGTGGACTACGTGTCCGCCATGAGCGTGGCCTATGGTATCACCGGCGGCGCGGTCAACAGCCCCGTGACGGCCGGCGGCGCCAACGGCATTCCCGTGGTGCAGGCCAGTGTGGACAAGGGGGTATACAAGGCCCACGTGTTCGCCGCCGCCCTGCGGGTGATGTTCCAGGATATGCAGCGGGCCAACTACATCGGCCGCAGCCTGGACAACCTGCTCCAGGACGGCGTGAGAATGGCCTACGACAAGCACATGGACGCCAATGGTTATGTGGGTATCGGGGACTACGGGACCACCGGCTTGGTCAACAACCCAGACGCCACCGAGACCACCGCCGTCAACGGCGCAAAGGGCACCGCCGCCTGGGCCACCAAGACCCCCCAGGAAATCCTCAAGGACGTGAACGACGCCATTACCTCTGTGTGGGCCGCAAACGAGTACGACGAGACTGCTGTGCCCAACCACATCCTCATTCCCTATGAGCAGTACAACTACATCCTCACCACTATGGTTACCGACCTGGCCACCGAGACCATCTATGACTTCCTGCTGAAGAACAACGCGGCGGCCAAGAACGGCGGCTCCCTCTTCATCGGGGCCACCCGGTGGTGCAAGGGCGCGGGTACCGGGGACAAGGACCGGATGGTGGTCTATGTGAACCACGAGCGCTTCGTCAAGATGGACGAGCTGGTGCCCATGAGCCGCATTATGTCCGCCCCTAACGTGGCCAATGTGTGCTACGACACCGCCTACATGGCCAACCTCTCCGAGGTGCAGATCTTCTACCCCACCTCTATCCTGTACGTGGACGGCATCTGAGGAGGGCGCGCATGTTTGTGCTGAGCAAACGGAACATTGTCATTCCCGCCCCGGACGGCTCTGCTTCCGTCCGGCTGCGGGCTGGCATGATGGAGACTGTGCCCGGCTGGGCGGCTGAGACGGACTATTTCCGGGCCCTTGTCAGAGATGGAAAAGTTGTGCCCTCCGGCACTTCCGACAGGGAGGGACAGAAAGCGGCGGAGAAAAAGGTAAAGACCCGACGGGGCGCGGAGACCACCGAGGAATAGGAGGCGGGAGCCATGTTCTACTGGGGCCAGCCGCAATTTTACGGTGTGCGGGCCGCGGCGGCCAACCTTGGCAACAGCGCGGGGAATTACACGGCAGAGCAATTTCAGGAGGATTTTCCGCAGTTCTTTACCGGGTTGGGGGAGAGCTTGCTGCCCAGGACCATGCTGGATGAGTTCATCCGGCAGGCCAATGCGGCCATCCAGCCGGACAAGTGGCTGGACGGCTGGCGGTACGCCGCAGGGCTGTATACGGCCCACTATGCCACGCTCTACCTGAAAACCTACGCGCCCTCCAGCGAGACGCCCGGGCAGGCCGCGGCCACCGGGGCGCTGGTGGGGGTGGTGGCCTCGGCCAAGCTGGGGCAGGACAGCGTCACTTATGACACAGACGCCCTCACGAAAGCGACGGAGGACTGGGGCGACCTGAACGCCACCCAATACGGGCAGCTTCTGGCCACAAAGGCCAGGCTGGTGGGCATGGGAGGGAGTTATGTCTTATGAATTTCCGCGACTGGTACACCGATACCGTGGACATCTGGCGGGTGGTTCCGGTACAGGATGGGAGCTTGACACGCCACGAGCGGAGAGAGCTGTACCGGAATATCCCTTGCCGCCTCTATCAGGTGGAAGCGCCGGAGGTCCGCATGAGCCAGGCCGCGGCATCAGCAGACCAAAAGGACTGGCTCCAGTGTGACAACGAAGTGGACATCCAGGCCGGTGACGAGCTCATCATTCACCGGGGGGCGGTTCTCGGCAAGAGCATCCCGGACATACGCGCCTTTGCCTCCGGCCCCAACCACTTTTTTGAGCCCTTCGGGGCTATCATGCCGGGACTGGCCCA